GGTTAAGGTGATGAGACACAGGTGGTGCTGCTCCGAAAGGAGAACCGATCAACCAATCGGGTCTCAGGCAATAACGTATTTTACTTCTGTAGTAATGCCCGTTATTTGTTGGTACACAGGAATCCAACCTCCCTCTTTTTTTATTATGGTTTGTTTTCGTAGGGTGGTATGACCACCCTTTTTTAATGCTATGAAGAAATTTATTTTTGATGTAGACGGAACTTTAACAGAAAGTCGTAAACAAATAGATGAGGAATTCTCTACAGAGTTTCTTAAATTTTGTTGTACTTATGATACTTACTTGGTTACAGGAAGTGATCGTAAAAAAACTATTGATCAGGTAGGATTGGATATTTACAATAGATGTAGGAGAGTTTTTCAATGTTCTGGAGCAGACATATACGTTAGAAATAAGAATGTTTACAGATCATCATGGCAACCACCAAGAGATTTAGTTAATTTTCTTAGTGATGAATTAGATTACAGTACGTTTCCATATAAAACAGGTAATCATATCGAACATAGACCTGGTGGAATAAACTTTAGTATTATTGGAAGGGGTGAGAATAGTATGGAACATAGAAAGGATTATGTAAAATGGGATAAAGAACGTGATGAAAGAGTTTTAATTGCAGATAGAATTATAAATCAGTTCCCTCATTTAAATATTCAGATAGGTGGACAAACAGGATTAGATATATCAGATAATGATAAGAGCCAGATATTAAAATTTTTTAGTCCTTTTGATGAAATACATTTCTTTGGTGATATGATGAAGCAAGGACAGAATGATTATCCTTTAGCAGAAGCATTAAGGGAATGGGGCGGTTATCCGCACTGTGTTAAAAACTGGGAGGATACCCGAACCGAACTTAGAAAATATGTGGAACTTGACACAATCCCAAAGAAAGTGTATACTAAATAACATTACAACGGGATCGAAAGATCGTGCCCCTGCGTATAAAAGACACCCATGTCGGGGTAGTCTAACATCCGCAGGTTTTTTAGTATCTGCGAGACAATAAAAAAACAAATGATCAAATCAACAATCGCTGCAGTAGCAGCATCTCCATTCCTATTCGCTGGTGCAGCTTTTGCTGGTCCATATGTGAATTTAGAAGCAACAGGTTCTTATCCTGATGGTGCATATACATCTGGCGGACTAGAAGCAGTAGTTGGATATGAAGGAGAAACAGCAAACGGAATCGGTTGGTATGTATCTGGTGGTCCTACAGTGACTCATACAGAAGCAACTGATGAGTTCGGAGACGTTGAACTAATAGGATACCTTGGTGGTTCTTATGATAAGTTCTACGGTGAAATCTCTGGAGTAACTGCAGAAGACGATATTGACTGGTCTGCGAAAGCAGGTGTGAAGTTCACATTCTAAGTCAGTAGACAATAATTCATCTAGATGTTATAATTGGGGTGCGACGGCACCCCTTTTTTTATCTAAATACAAATAAAAGGCAAAATGTCTACGAATCGTTTTTACGCGAAAGAAATACAGAATAGGAATTATTTGTCCCCAGTAGGGTTTAAGTTTGCACTGACAAAATACCCTAAAGTTTCTTTCCTAGCAAATAGAGCACAAATTCCAAGTATCACTGCGGGTACTGCTATCCAACCATCCTACCTCAAGGATGTTAATGTACCTGGTGATAAACTAGTATACGATGATTTCCAATTAACATTCATTGTAGATGAGAATATGGAAAATTATATGAGTATTCATAATTGGTTAGTTGGATTAACATATCCAGAATCAGTACAACAATTTACTGATCAGATTGCTGGTGATATGAAAAATCAATTTAGTGAAGGAACTTTACTTATCCTTAACAGTAGTTTCCAAACTCAGACACAGGTTAAGTTTAGAGAGTTATTCCCAATATCATTAACTCCTCTTGAGTTCTTAGCTGATGAAACCGAAACAAACTACTTTACAGCAACAGCATCTTTCAAGTATACTATTTACAATATATTCGCAGCAGACGGTAGAACTCCTTTATGAATCTAAGTGACATTGAAAAGATGTGGGAAAAAGACTCCCGTATCGATCCAGATAATTTACATACAGAATCTCAAAATATTCCTTCTCTACATGCGAAGTATCATCAACTTCACAATCAATTTGTGCAACTAAAAATTCAGGCAAAGACTAGTTATGATAATATCTACTTAGAACGTAACCTTTATTATTCAGGAAAGGCAGAACCAGAAGTCTATGAGAAAGAACCTTTCCCATATAAAGTTAGAGATAAAGAAGCAATGGACAGATATATGAGAGCAGATGATAAAGTTGCTCTTGCACAACAGAAACTATCTCTCTACGAAATGATCATTAAATACCTTGAGGATATTATTAAATGTATTCACAATAGAAGTTTTCATATTAACAATGCTATTGAGTGGCACAAATTCCAAGGAGGATTTTGATGACAACTAGTTTAGTTACTGGCGGTGCAGGATTTATAGGATCTAATTTAGTAGATAAACTAATAGAACTTGGACATAAAGTTATCGTTATCGATAATGAATATTCTGATGCCCATGATCATTTTTACTATAATGACAAAGCACATTATGTAAAACAAGATATTTGTAGTTATCAACGTACTAGAATTTTTTATCATGATGTAGATTATGTGTTTCACATTGCAGCAGAAGCACGTATACAACCCGCTGTTGAAAATCCCCTTAATGCAGTTAGAATCAATGCTCTAGGTACAGCAACTGTTCTTCAGTGTGCTCGTGAAGCAGGTGTCAAAAAAGTAATGTATTCTTCTACGTCTTCTGCATATGGTCTTGCCAATGAATCACCTAATGTAGAAACACAACCTAATGACTGTTTGAATCCATACTCAGTCTCTAAAGTTGCAGGAGAAAATCTATGTAAGATGTATACTGAACTCTTTGATCTTCCTACTGTCATCTTCAGATACTTTAATGTATATGGTGAGAGACAACCATTAAGAGGACAATATGTACCAGTGGTTGGTATATTTTTAAGACAACTTGCAGCAGGTGAACCACTTACTATTTGTGGTGATGGAGAACAACGTAGGGACTTTGTACATGTCAGTGATGTTTGTAATGCAAATATAATGGCAGCAATATCAAATCCTGATGAGGATGCTTATGGTCAGATATATAATATTGGTTGTGGTGTAAACTATTCAATCAATCAGATTGCTAATATGATTTCTGATAATCAGGTTACTCTTCCAGGTCGACCTGGTGAGTGTAGAGTTACCCAAGCAAATACTGATAAGGTAAGAAAAACCTTTGGTTGGAAACCACAAGTAGATCTTGAAGAATGGATTTTATCTAATGTTTTTTGAAAAATTGAGTTTGGTTACGGGTGGGTTTGATCCTATCCACAGTGGACATATAAGATATTTTGAGAGAGCAAAGGATCTTTCAAACTATCTAGTGGTTGGTTTGAATGGAGATCCTTGGTTAAAAAGAAAGAAAGGTCAATACTTTCAATGTTGGACTGAGAGAGCAGAGATTGTCAGGAATTTAAGTATGGTTGATGCTGTTGTATCTTGGGATGATGAAGATGATAGTGCCTGTGGTGCAATTGAAAAATGTTTAGATATTGCTGATACCGTTATCTTTTGTAATGGTGGTGATAGAGGTAAATTTAATACACCAGAAACTGATAAGTATGGTGGAAATCCACGAGTACAATTTGAATTTGGTATTGGTGGAGAAGAAAAAATGAATAGTAGTTCATGGATTCTTCATGATTATTTTGAGAGACAACGTAAGATACTAGGCATATAAGACCCCTCTAAATAACCATAGGTGACATGTGGATTATGTCAAACTTGGTTATTAAAAAGAAGAACGAAGTATTTTTAGAGATACTTGCCGAACCACACGTCTGTCATGAACTGTCAGATCATTTTACTTTTGAGGTTCCTGGTGCAAAGTTCATGCCTCAGTATAGAAGTAAGTACTGGGACGGAAAGATTAGACTGTTTGATTCTAGAAAAAATCAAATTTACGTTGGGTTGCTTGATAAACTGGTAAGTTTCTGTAAGAATTATGAATACGAATATGAATTTTTAAATAACAAATACTATGGTACTCCCTTTGAAGTCAATGAGAATATCTCATATGAGGGTGTCAAGGATTACGTAACATCAATATCAAAGTATAAACCTAGAGACTATCAGATTGATGGCATATATGATGCCTTAAAACATAATCGTAAACTATTGATAGCTCCAACTGCTTCAGGAAAGTCGCTGATGATATACGGGATTGTGCGATATTACGTTGAAAAAAAGCAAAATACTCTGATTGTTGTTCCAACGACTTCCCTTGTAGAACAAATGTATAAAGACTTTGCGGACTATGGATGGGATGTTGGTTCATATTGTCACAAAATATATGCAGGAAAAGAAAGAGAAACAGAGTCTCAGGTTATTATAACCACTTGGCAATCAATTTACAAGTTACCTCGTAAATATTTTGAAAGGTTTTCTGTAGTGATAGGTGATGAAGCACACCAATTTAAAAGTAAATCACTGATATCTATAATGACAAAACTTGGAAATGCCAAGTATCGTTATGGTTTTACAGGAACTCTTGATGGTACACAGACTCATAAGTGGGTGTTAGAAGGTCTTTTCGGACCTTCTTATAAAATTATTCGTACTGACGAATTGATGGAGAAAGGATATCTTGCCAACTTAGATATTAAAATTGTTCTACTCAAACATCCCCCTAGAAGATTTGAGAACTTTGAAGAAGAAACCCAGTATATTATAAAGCATCAACAAAGAAACAACTTTATTAAAAACCTGACATTAGACCTAAAAGGTAATACTTTAGTTCTTTTCAATAGAGTGGAGGATCATGGCATGCCACTTTACGAACTAATAAATACTAGTGCACGTAATAAAAAAGTCTTCTTCATCTACGGCGGTGTAAATGTAGAAGATCGTGAGGAAGTAAGAGCAATTGCAGAGAAAGAAAACAATGCTATAATAGTTGCTTCTTATGGTACATTTTCAACTGGTATCAATATAAAAAACCTACACAATATAGTGTTTGCTTCTCCTAGCAAGTCTAGAATCAGAAACCTTCAATCGATCGGAAGGGTGCTAAGGAAAGGAGATAACAAAACCAAGGCAACACTTTATGATCTGGCAGACGACATCAGTTACAAATCAAGAAAAAATTATACACTCAATCATATGATTGAAAGAGTTAAGATCTACTCAGAAGAGAATTTTAACTATGATATAGTAAACGTTACTTTAAAAAATTAATGGATGACACTTATTACGCACTTATAAAATTGACGACTGGCGAGGAAATTATCTCTGAGATCTTCACGGATGATAATGAAGAAGACCCGATTATTGCACTAGGGTCTCCTGTAACAGTTGAAATTACACCAAGATCAAATCATAATGTTTTGAAATTTGAACCTTGGGTAAAGGTTTCATTTGAAGAAACACTGTTTATAAGACTAAGTAATGTCATCACTATGACTGAATTACCTGAAACTAATTATTATGTACAGTGCTACAAAGAATATGTCAAGGCAGGTTTCCAAGATATTACACAGCAGAGCGGACGTGGTGTAAAACTCAATAGGACAATGGGTTCTCTCGGCACAGTAGATGATGCTAGAAAGATCCTAGAGAAATGTTTAAAACTTAAATTAGATACTTAATATATCCCTTTGAACCTCCACAAGGTTATTGTACATACATTAAGCACACTTGTCAAGCTTTGATTAAAGTGTTATAATAAATTCATGATAAAAGCAAATAATGCCCAAAGCTAGATCTGAACATTATGTAAACAATAAAGAACTTTTACATGCTCTAATTGTTTATAAAAACAAAGTAAAAGAAGCACAAGAGAACGAGCAACCGAAACCTCGTATCACTAACTATCTTGGTGAGTGCTTCTTGAAGATAGCAACACACTTGTCATATAAACCAAACTTCGTTAACTATATGTTCCGTGAAGATATGATATCTGATGGAATTGAAAACTGTGTTCAGTATATTAATAACTTTGATCCAAATAAATCAACAAACCCATTTGCTTATTTTACTCAGATCATTCATTACGCTTTCCTAAGACGGATTCAAAAAGAGAAAAAGCAGATGGATATTAAGAATAAGATTCTAGAGAAGACTGGTTACGACGAAGTTTTCAATGTTGATGATAATGTTTTGAGCAACAGTAAAAGTGATTATAATTCAATTAAAGATAATGTACAGTATAGATTGAAAAAATGAACACCGAATTTCAAAAAATTAAAATTGCTGTAATTGGAACAGGAACAGGTGGTTCTCTTCAGATTCTTCAATTTTCTCATCAATTAAATTTTGACTATTTTGAGGTTGATTGGATCTATGATCCAGATACTCCCATCTTTGGAATTGGAGAAGCAACTACACCTCATATTCCTCACATATTTGCAAAGGCAAAATTTACTACTGATATGATTAGTACTGATTTAAAGGGTACTATTAAATATGGAGTCAAGTTTTTTAATTGGGGAAAGAAAAATTATAAATTTGTACATGATTTTGGGTGTGGTCAATATGGTGTTCATATGGATACAAGTGCTCTAAGTCAGTTTACATTAAAACATGTAGAAAAACTTAAAGGAACTAACATTAAAGTTATTCCTGAAAAGGTAGACACCATCAAATCTTTTCCTAGTGGATGTGTTGTCAATGGACGTAATTATAATTTTGTTGTTGATTGTAGTGGTTATGAACCTTTATTATATAAAGATGAGTACATAGATTCTGAGATCCCTACTGTTGATTCAGCAGTTATTTACAGGAGAATGAAACCTGGTAAATGGAATCATACTGTTCACTTTGCTCATGAGAATGGTTGGATGTTTGGTATTCCTTTGAGAGATCGTCAAACTTGGGGATATACTTTTAGTAGTAAATTTACCACAGAAGAAGAAGCAAGAGAAGGACTACAAAAACTGATGCCAGATGAAGATGTTTCTACAGCAAGATACGTTACTTGGAAACCTAGGTTTGCATCTTTTTTAATTGATGATAATGGTGTTTATGCTAGAAATGGAAATGCTGCAGGATTTATGGAACCTCTACAAAGTCTTTCTGGTCTTCATACAGAACAAATTACTTCAATCATATGTGACTATGTAAATGATGATTGTTCTAAACAATTAGCAAATGAAGCTGTTATCTCTTCTGAAAAGGAATGGTTAGAAGGTTTAGCATATCATTATCAAATGGGATCTGCTTTTGATACTCCATTCTGGAATGATGTTTCAGAAAGAGCAAGAGAGTTCTTAAAAGCAAAACAGTGTTCTGAAGATGATATTGAAGATATCGAAAAAGAAAATCCTAAAGACATTGAAAGACTTTCACTAGGTTGCTTTGCAACTCATGATTTGCTACAATTGTCTTATGGTTTAGATACCAAAACTAAAGATATTCTTTCTTCTTGGAAATTTGCTGACTGGGATTCTTATGGTACAGAGTCATTCTGGGGTTCTCAAAATAGTATTGAGGATTATTTAAAATGAAAGTAGCAGTAATTACTGATCAACACTTTGGTGCTCGTAAGAATTCTCAAACTTTTCATAATTATTTTTTAGATTTTTATAATGAGGTTTTCTTTCCAGAACTAGAGAAACGTAAGATTACAACAATCATTGACATGGGTGATACATTTGACAATCGCCGTGGCATTGATTTCTGGGCACTTGATTGGGCAAAGAAAAACTATTATGATCGTCTTGCTAAGATGGGAATTGAAGTACATACGATCGTTGGTAACCATACCGCTTATTACAAAAATACAAATGATTTAACAAGTGTTGGATTATTTTTAAGAGAGTATGACAATGTAAAAATTTATCCAGATCCTCAAGAAGTAAGTATTGGTGGTCGTGATATTTTATTTTTACCTTGGGTTAATAAAGAAAACGAAAAAGAAAGTTTTGAATGTATTAAGAATACATCATCTAAACTTGCAATGGGACACCTTGAACTCAAAGGATTTAAAGTTAATCATCATGTTGTTATGGAGCATGGTAGTATTGACGTTGACATTCTTAACAAGTTTGATAAGGTATTCTCTGGACATTTTCATACAAGATCAAATAATGGAACTGTCTACTACCTAGGTAACCCTTATGAGATTTATTGGAATGATGTAAATGATAATCGTGGTTTTCATATCCTTGATCTGGATACCCTAGAAACCACTGCTATCAATAATCCCTTTTCGATGTATAAGCACATCTATTATGAGGATACCCCTAGACAAACTTTTAACTTTAGTAACTATAAAAATAAAATTGTTAAAGTTATTGTTAGAAAGAAGAGTAGTGAAAAGGATTTTGAAAAGTTCATTGACAAACTGCTCTCAGTAAATGTTTATGATCTTAAGGTTGTTGAAAACTTTGAGATGATAGATGCTGAAAACATCCAGATTGAAGAATCTGAAAATACTATTTCCATTCTTAGTAAGTATATCGAAGAGTCTGAAGGTGATTTTGATAAGTCTAACCTGAAGAAACTTATTAATGAGATATATAATGAAGCATGCGAAATAGCCTAAATGTTCCTTTTGGTCAACCAAGAAGAAACCGCCGTCGATAACGGGGCTTATTGTGTCTTCGACAAACAAGGGAAAAAAATACTATTTCTTTTTGAAGAGGTTGACGACGCACAAAGATATGCTATAATGTTAAATGACTTTGCAGATACCGAAGTAGAACCAATTGAAATAGACGAAGAACCCGCTATAAAAGCTTGTGAGCATCATGGTTACAAGTACACTATTATATCTCCCAATGACATTGTGATCCTTCCTTCTCATTATGATATCGTTTCAGACAATTAAATGGAAAAACTTTCTCTCTACTGGAAATCAATTTACTGAAATAAATTTTCAAAAAAGTGATACTACCTTAATTATTGGCACAAATGGTGCAGGTAAATCCACTGTTTTGGATGCACTTTGTTACGGTCTTTTTAATAAACCATTCAGAAAGATCTACAAATCTCAATTAGTTAATACAATTAATGAAAAAGATTGTATGGTTGAGGTTGAGTTTTCTATTGGAAGTAGACAGTATCTTGTCAGAAGGGGAATGAAACCTTCTGTCTTTGAGATACACCAGAACGGTAAATGTTTAGATCAACTTGCAAACGCAGTAGATCAACAAAAGTATCTGGAACAAAATATTTTAAAACTTAACTTTAAGTCTTTTACTCAGATAGTCATTCTAGGTAGTAGTTCTTTCGTTCCTTTTATGCAATTGAATGCACCAGGACGTAGGGAAGTCATTGAAGATATCCTTGACATTAAAATCTTTTCTTCAATGAATGAAGTGGTTAAAACTAAACTTAGAGGTATTAGAGAAAATGTTAAAGTCCTTGATCTTAAGAAAGAGAATCTTACTGATAAAATCTCTATGCAGAAAAACTTTATCAAGGAACTTGAGGAACAGGGACAAGAAAGAATTAAGAAAAAGAAGAATACTCTTAAGGAATTGGTCGTTGAGAATGAGGAGTTGTTAGAAAGCAATGAGGTTAAAAATAAAGAATTGTTAACAATTTCTAACAAAATGACCGATGTATCAAATGCAACAACGAACCTCAAGAAGCTAGGTACTTTGAAAGGTCGGGTATCTAATAAAGTATCAACCGCAACCACTGACCTCAAGTTCTTTAAAGAAAATACGGTTTGCCCAACCTGTACTCAGGACATAGAAGAAGAGTTTAGATTAAATAGAATTGTTGATGCTCAAACTAAACTAGATGAGTTATCCAATGGTCTTGATGATCTACTGGAAACCATAAAAACGGAAGAGAACAGAGAGCGTCAGTTTAATGAACTATCAAAGGAGGTAACTAGACTCACACATGAAATTTCTAACAATAATATTAGAATATCTGGGATTCATAAACAATCCAAGAATCTGGGAAACGAAATTCAAACTATTACCAGTAACTTACAGAACAAAAATTCTGAACATGAGAAATTAGAAACTTTTAAGCAAGATCTAGAGTCTTCTTACAATAAAATAACAGAACAAAAAACTAAAGAACGTGATTATGACTTCGTGTATTCCCTTCTTAAGGATGGTGGTGTAAAAACAAAGATCATCAAAAAGTATCTGCCACTTATTAATCAGCAGATCAATAGGTATCTACAGATGATGGACTTTTACATCAATTTCACCCTTGACGAGGAATTTAACGAGAGCGTAAAGTCTCCTATCCATGAGGACTTTTCATACGCTTCATTTTCTGAAGGTGAGAAAATGCGGATCGACTTAGCACTACTTTTTACATGGAGGGAGGTAGCACGATTTAAAAACTCAACTAACACAAATCTACTAATCATGGACGAGGTGTTTGACAGTTCACTGGATACTTTCGGTACAGATGAGTTTATGAAAATTATTAGATACGTTCTTAAAGGAGCAAACATTTTCATCATCTCACACAAAACTGAACTACTTGACAAATTTTCAGCAACAATTAAATTTGAAAAGATCAAGGGATTCAGTCACCTACTATAATGAAACTTCCAAACTGGCAACACCACTCCAAAAAAGAAAAGAAACGACACCTAAAACCACAGGCATTGCGTCAAGCAAGAAAGCGACGTGGACAGTTAATAAAGTGTCTACTCAACCGTCCCAAGGGGCGGTTTTCTCGTTATTATAGGTATATACGAAACGAACACTATGTACGCATTTAATGAAGTTAAGGGACATCTTGCAAGACTCCTAGCAACAGAAAACCTTATTGTAGAAAACCGTGCAGTAGATACTGCATCATTCAACGTTGAAACTCGTACCCTTGTTTTACCACTCTGGGAAAAGGCAGAAGACATTGTATATGATCTACTAGTATCCCATGAGGTTGGACATGCTCTATACACTCCACAAGAAGAGTGGAAGATAACCTATCCACATCTTCCACAGTCTTATGTAAACATTACTGAAGATGCCCGTGTTGAGAAGTTGATGAAGCGTCGTTATGGTGGTCTTACTAAAACATTCTTCAATGGTTACAAATCACTTCATAAGCAAGACTTCTTTGAACTTGGTGAAGATAACTTAAAAAATTACAGTTTTATTGATCGTATCAATCTACATTTCAAGGTTGGTAACTTTGTTACTCTTCCTTTCAATGAAGAAGAAAAACCATTCATTAAGAAAGTAAGTGACACAGAAACTTTTGCTGAAGCACTTAAAGTTGCTGATGAAATCTTCCAGTTTGTAAAAGAAGAGAATGAAAAAAAGGAACAGTTATTAAAAGATTTACCTACTCCTGATAGATCTGAAGAGTCTTTTGAAGGAGGATCTACTCCTACAGAATCATCTGATGAGGAACCTACAGAAGAACAACCTAACTCAAACGTAGAAGTTGAAGCAAAGAAAGAAGATCATAATGATGAAAAGACAGAATCTAATGTACCTAAAAGTGAGAAGACTGGTGGTTTCCATGGAGAGCAAGAAGTAAGAACTGATGACATCTTTAATAAGAATATCTCAGAACTTAACAACAAACAGGACACCAGATCTCCTGTCTATATGGAGTTACCTAAAGTCAATATTGATAATGTTGTAATTTCTAACGAAGAGATTTACAAGACAGTAACTGACTACTGGGAAGAAGAGCAGAGACGTAATCCTGACCGCGACCTTTTTGGAATTGTAGATCAGGACTTTGCAAAATTTAAAAAATCAGCACAAAAGGAGGTAAGTTATCTTGTCAAAGAATTCGAGTGTAAAAAATCTGCTGACGCATATGCCCGTGCTACTACTAGTCGGACTGGTATTCTCGATACAGCTTTATTACACACTTACAAATTTAATGAAGACGTGTTCAAAAAAGTCACAGTAGTTCCAGATGGTAAGAATCATGGATTGATATTTGTACTTGATTGGTCTGGTTCTATGGCATCTCAATTATTAGAAACTTTGAAGCAGATGTACAATCTCCTTTGGTTCTGTAAGAAATGTCAAATTCCTTTTGATGTTTATGCATTTACTAATGAGTACAAACTCAGGACTCGTACTATGGAGGAAATCAAGAATAAGACAAATGTTCATGAGGTAAAAACAAATGAATTCAATATTCCTGAAGAGTTCAGTATGCTCAACCTATTTACTAGTAAGGTAAGAACTGCTGAACTTAATGAACAGATGAAATTAATTTATCGTATTGCTTCTGGATTCTCTCACAATTTCTATTCTGCAGAATACAGTTACCCTTATGCCCTTGGACTATCAGGAACTCCTTTGAATGAAGCACTAGTATGTCTTGATGGAATTATTCCTCAGTTCAAACAGCAGAACAAACTTCAGAAAGTTCACTGTATTGTTCTTACTGATGGAGAAGCACAATGCAGTAAAATGAATTCTCTTGTTAAGAGACCTTGGGATGATGAATCACATATGGGTACTCGTGGTCTTGGTGAAAGAGTGATTCTTCGTAATCGTAAGAATGGACATTCCTATGCCTTTCCAAATTGGTGGGGAAGTCATACAAAGTGTTTCAACCGCTATATCAACGATCAATTCCCAGAAGTAAACTTGATTGGTATTCGTGTTTGTCCTACTCGTGACTTTGCCTCTTTCCTTCGTGATGGACTTGATGACTCTAACAAATATGAGGACATCTTAAATGATTGGAGAAAGAGTCGTGCTGTTTCTTTCGATGCATATGGTTACAACAGACAGTTTGCTATCGCATCAAGTGCTTTGAATAATGATACAGAGTTTGAAGTTAAAGAAGATGCAACCAAGGCACAGATCAAGAGAGCATTTGGTAAGTCACTTAAAACTAAGAAGATGAACAAAAAGATTCTCTCAGAATTCATCTCAATGGTTGCCTAAATAAAACGATATAATATAACATTATGGCAACCATCTGGAGTGTGGATGAACTAGTAGAAGCATCTGCTGTCAATCCTATAGAAGAAATTGATAAAAAATATTATGAATACGGACCAGGATTTGGATACTATATCCTTAGCAATGTTTACAAAAACTTTGATAAGTTTAGAGAAGTAGTCCGATCCTGTCCAGTATATCCAAATATTATGAGTAAACTTAATCCTTTTTATACTGGTACAGTTCCTGATCCACTAGTTGCAAAGGTAAGAGATACATTATCTACGGAGAAGTGGCACACCCCAGTTTCTTCATATATTAATTACTATCATCATTCAATCATTAATGCAACCAAAGCACAAGCATGGCCACACAGTGATAGTTTTGAAGGTAGTGGTAGAGTTTTAGTTTGTAATGGTTGGTTATCTGAACATAACCCTAAGAATAAAACTTGTTTCTATTACAATAAGAAAACTGGAAAATATACTTGGACAGAAAGGGAGTATGCAAGTGCTGTTCCTAATTGGAGAAGAAGAGCAGATAATAAATTTAGAAACTTTGTTGAGGATGATACACTGGTAAAAGTTGCGGAAGCACCAACTGAACCAGGAACATTCAGTATATATTTTAGTGATCAGATCCATGCTCCACACGTTGATTATGATGCAAAGGATGAAAGACATTCTTATGTTTTGATGTTTGGAGATAATGCATATATGCAAGACACTGGTGGACCTGATGAGAATGCGTTGAAACCACCTAATTCAATGTCAGGTATGCTATTGTAACCAGTTGATAAAGTGTCCACTGTACATTGCACTGGTGGTATCATGTATTATAATATTAATATAAATCAAATTACTTTATCATGACTGCCCCATTTGAATTAAAGATGACCGAACAAGAAGCATTCGACGGATTAAAAAAACAATTCGGTACCGAGTTCACAACACCAGAGGTTCGTGCATTCTGTGCTATGAACGATATTGCTTATGCTACTGTCACTCGTAAGATTGCACAATACAAAGTTAGTAAAGGTAAGTGGAATCTAACTCTTCAAGAGAAACTTGAGAAGACTTACGAAGCACCTTCTGCTGCTCCTGTTGCAGAGAGAAACCTTGTTCCTGACAAAGACCCTAACTATGTTCCTTTTGGCAACTATACAGATGTCAGAAAGATCATTCAATCTAAAATATTCTATCCTACATTCATCACTGGTCTTTCAGGAAACGGTAAAACCTTCTCAGTTGAACAAGCATGTGCTTCTCTAAATAGAGAGTTAATACGTGTGAACATCACAATTGAGACAGATGAAGATGACCTCATTGGTGGATTCCGTCTTGTCAACGGTGAGACCGTTTGGCATAATGGTCCAGTCATCGAAGCCTTGGAGCGCGGTGCGGTTCTATTGCTTGACGAAGTTGACTTGGCTTCCAACAAGATTCTTTGCCTTCAATCAATCCTCGAAGGAAAGGGAGTCTTCTTAAAGAAGATTGGTAGATTCGTTAGTCCCGCCCATGGTTTCAATATTATTGCTACTGCCAATACAAAGGGTAAAGGTAGTGATGATGGTAGATTCATCGGTACTAATGTATTGAACGAAGCATTCCTTGAGAGATTTGCTGTTACTTTCGAGCAAGAGTATCCATCAGTTGCTACTGAAACTAAGATACTTCAACGTGTTGCTGCTAAAGCAAATGTAAATGCTCCTGATTTCTGTAAGAGACTTGTAGATTGGGCAGACATCATCCGTAAGACATTCTATGATGGTGGTATAGATGAAGTGATCAGTACTCGTAGATTGGTTCACATTATCCACTCTTACAAAATCTTTGCAAACAAAGAGAAGTCAATTCAAGTTTGCATTAATAGATTCGATGCAGAGACTAAGCAATCCTTCTTAGAATTGTATGACAAAGTTGATGTAGAGTTTCAAATTTCTAAATCCGAATTAAACGATGAATCTGTGGAAAAATTATAAAGATGCTCTAAACAAAATGTTCCCTCTGCATTGTGCAGATGGGGACGTTTGGGCAGAATGGGAAAGTAAAGGAACTTCCCTAACAGCAAAAACATACACAACTCCTTACTTTATCAAAGCAAGAGAAGTTGAGATATGGGACAATAAAAGTTGTATCTACAACAACATCATATATCCAAAGACGGGCAGTAACTTGCCCTGTTTTGGTATGGACTTAATGGGATTCTTTCAAAAGAAAGTCATTATAGTTTTTGATTATCAACATCCAGTAGAGAACTATTTGTTCTCAGTTGATGGTTTACCAAAGAGTGAAGGAGACTATCGTTTCTTTGAACCTGGTAATCACTTCTCTGAGAATGTTTATATTGCTAAATGCACGATGGATGAAGTCGATGACCACTTGGAAATGTTTACCAAATACTTGACAAAGTACAAGGATATGGTAGAATTAGAGAAACCCACTGGTGAAGATACTAGTGTTTATAAGGACTTTGATGCTTATATGACTAAACTTGATCCTGTATCAGGATACCTGAAAGGAAAGTTTGGAGAAGATAAAGCAGAAAGTCTTGTTAATGATTTTCTATTTACATATGGTTAATGCATGGAGTTTGGCATATGACACTCTAAATGGAACACTTGATAAGGAGTATCCTATTTTGAATCATCAATTTAAATATCATGAGGAAGAGATCCTCAAAGATATAGAAGAATATATTTCTTCTACTTACAACGGACATTATACAGGTACACAACATGAGTATCGTAAAGTCCAAACAATAGATCTAATGGCATCTAGAGATCTTGCACCTCATTTCTGTCAAGCAAATATTTTAAAATATGGCAGCAGATATGGAAGTAAGAATGGAAAAGATAAAAAAGACTTGCTAAAAGTCATTCATTATGCTATGTTATTATTGCACTTCGACAACCACTATGGGAAACCTCCAATGACCAGTGGTAATATTGATCACACTATGCCTTAACTGATCATGAAATTGAGAAAAAATTTTACTATGAAACTATCCGAAAAAACAACTTCCTTGCTCAAGAACTTTTCTTCTATCAATGGTTCTATCCTAGTCAAAGAGGGGACTTCAATTAAAACTATGTCTCCCATGAAAAATATTCTTGCGGAAGCAGTTATTGATGAAGATATGCCAAGGGACTTTGCAATTTATGATTTGCCACAGTTCCTGAATACCATTGATTTGATGGACGGTCCTATGCTTGATTTCACTAATGAAAATTATGTAGTTATCAAACGTGAACGCAGTAAGTTCAAGTATTGGTTCTGTGATCATACCTTAGTTCCTTCACTTCCAGAGAAACAAATTGAGTTACCTAGTAGAGATGTTTGTTTTCAACTAGAACAAGAACAACTACGTCAATTGACTCGTGCTGCTGATGTTCTTGGTCTTCCAGATATGTCTGCTATTGGTGATGGTAATACTATTCGACTTGTTGCTCGTGATAAGAATAATCAAACTTCTAATGATTATTCAATTGAAGTAGGAAGAACAGATAAAGAATTTGTATTTAATTTTAAAAGAGAGAATATCAAGATCATTCCAGAATCTTATGATGTTGTTATCTCTAAGAAACAACTTGCTAGTTTTAGTAACACAAAACTAAACCTTAACTATTTTATTGCACTTGAACCAGATTCAGTCTACAACGACTAAATCTATTATTTTGTTATGTCTGATTTTCTTTGGGTCGAAAAATACCGACCTAAAACTATTGACGATTGTATTTTACCCACTTCTATTAAGACAACCTTTAAAGAATTTCTTGAGAAAGGTGAGGTTCCTAACCTCTTACTATCAGGTCCTCCTGGTGTAGGTAAAACTACAGTTGCTAAAGCACTATGTGAAGAACTTGGAGCAGATTACTATGTTATCAATGGATCTGACGAGGGAAGATTTTTAGATACGGTACGGAACCAAGCAAAGAACTTTGCAGCAACCGTATCACTTTCTTCGTCTGCAAAACATAAAGTCATCATTATTGATGAAGCAGATAACACAGGGAATGATGTACAACTTCTCCTACGTGCTAACATAGAAGCATTTTATAATAACTGCCGATTCATTTTTACCTGTAACTATAGAAATAAAATTATTGAACCTTTACACTCCCGATGTGCAGTTGTAGAGTTCAACATCAAAGGTAAGATGAAGAGTCAACTTGCTGCAAATTTCTATGGACGTCTTAGAACTATCCTACAGAAAGAACAAGTTGAAGCAGATGATAAAGTCTTAATTGAAATTATCCAGAAACACTTTCCTGATTGGAGACGTATTTTAAATGAGTGTCAGCGATACTCTGCTAGTGGAAAGATTGACTCTGGCATTCTTGTTGATATGTCAGATGCCAATACCTCTGATCTTATGGGTTTCCTCAAAGATAAAAATTTTCAGGAGGTTCGTAAGTGGGTAGTTGCTAATCTGGACAATGATATGGCATCTCTTCTTAGAGGTGTCTATGATGCCCTTTCAGATTATATGGAAGGTCCTGCAATGGCAGCAGCAATTTTAATTATTGCAAAGTACCAATATCAGGCAGCATTTGTTGCCGACCAAGAGATTAACCTTCTCGCTTGTTTAACTGAAATTATGGTGGAGTGTGAATTCAAATGACTAAAAGTCCAAACAAATTTATAAGAAAACGTGAAAAGATCAGGGCACAAATGAAGTCCAGATTCTATTACTTGTTCTGGGGTGCAGCAACTGTATCTGTATTTGCAGGTCAGATGTATGTTGGATCTGGATATCGCAAAATGTCTAACTCTCTTGATATCCTTGTTAAAACTTATATCAATAGACCAAAGACTGCGCCAGCAGAAAGACAATATGAAATGCCCATTATAAGATGATTGATTCAGAACTATTTGATTTTCCTTCTATCTTTGGTGTAGTTAAATCTACTGATGGTCTAAAGAGAAATCAAACTAGACCTCTAAGGGCAGAAGTTCAGGAGATTGCTATTGCCAAGTATAGTGGTGATCAACTTAAATATGTTGGCGATACTGAAAATGGTAGAGACTTCTATGGTTTAGAAGATCAACTATATTATGAATCAAAAGGTATGGATGGTCTTTTTTGTAAGACTATTCCATGGACTAAAGAAATTACCCTAAAGAATTTTCAAGGTAAAAATTTAGGTCTACCTGAAAAAACTTTTGATTACATGTTATTATGGGATACTAAAACCTATACAGTTGGTATTTGTAGTTGGGATGCTTGCATGAAGAAAACAAATATCAAAGATGCTACGGTTGCCTTTAGAGTTCATTTTGATGATATTACATTTCTTGCCAAGAATGTAACTCCAGTAGAAAAGGAAGACTTTGCTACTAAACTTTATAATTTGATTGAACAAACAGTATGAAATATTTAAAGACTCCTCTTCGATATCCTGGTGGTAAGTCAAGAGCAGTTCCTAAACTCTTTAAGTATTTCCCAGACATGAGTAATGTTAAAGAGTATAGAGAACCTTTCCTTGGCGGAGGTTCTGTTGCTATTGCCATCACTAAACAATATCCTGACATTAATATTTGGGTCAATGATTTATATGAACCCTTGTATAATTTCTGGGTTGAGTTGAGAGACAATGGTGAATACTTGCACAACCAATTAGCACAATTAAAAACTAGATATCCTGATCGGGGTTCTGCCAAGGGATTATTTCTAGATGCAAAAGAAGCAGTTACAGATGAAAACCAAAAAGATAAGGACAGAGCAGTTGCTTTTTATATTGTTAATAAGTGTAGTTTCTCTGGTCTCACTGAGAGTTCGTCCTTCTCTCCACAAGCAAGTGATTCCAACTTCTCAATGCGAGGAATCAACTTCTTGCCAGAATATTCAAGATTAATCACCAATTGGAAAATTACAAACCTTAGTTATGAACAACTCCTCTGTGACGACAAACAAACCTTTATCTATCTCGATCCGCCCTACGACATTAGATCCAACCTATATGGTAAACGTGGAAACATGCACAAAGGATTTGATCACGATGTCTTTGCTAGTGATTGTGACCGCTTTATCAGTCCTCAACTCGTATCTTATAATTCGTCTCAACTGGTCTGTGAAAGATTCAAAGGGTGGGAAGCAGGACAGTTCGACCACACCTACACCATGAGATCTGTAGGAACATATATGAATGATCAACAGGAAAGAAAGGAACTGGTGCTTTTAAATTATGGAACTTAAAGATTGGTTAAACTCGATCAACTATAACAAAGATGATCTTTCTGAAGACATCAAATCATATCCTCCTTACATTATTAACCGTTGTTTGTCAGGACATATGGACTGTGTAATGTTCGCTAATGAGATGAATATGTATTCACATCTTGACAAAGATATGCAATATTCTTTTTATCTAAATAGTCTCAGGAAACGGAAAAGATTTTCTCCTTGGATCAAAAAAGAAAAGATCGAAGACATTGATTCCGTCAAACAATATTATGGATATAGTAATGAAAAGGCTAAACAAGCATTGCGTTTATTATCAGAAAGTGAACTCAACTACATTAAGTCAAAGCTTGACATTGGAGGAACTAAATGACGGTATCTGAACCCCAAGTATCTTGGTCGCAAAATAATATGGTTGAGGTTTCCCTCAACGAACCAGATGATTTCCTAAAAGTCAGAGAAACTCTTACTCGTATCGGTGTTGCATCTCGTAAAGAAAAGAAATTATATCAATCCTGTCACATTCTACACAAACAGGGTCGGTACTATATTGTCCATTTTAAAGAGCTTTTTGCCCTTGATGGGAAGCATGCAAATCTTACTATTAATGACGTTCAACGACGTAATCGTATAGCACAACTGCTATCTGACTGGGGATTAATTACAATTGTATCAGATTCTGAAGTTGCAGATATTGCACCACTAAATCAAATTAAAGTACTAGCATTTAAAGAAAAGGGAGAGTGGACACTGGAGTCCAAATATAATATTGGTCGTAAGAAAGCATCTGTCGAAAGCGAATAACCGTAATGAAAGGGGAGGTTTTTACACCTCCCTTTTTTAGTGTCTTTACCTATATAATAATTGAGGATGCCTAATGGGTCCTTATTAAAAACACAGACGCTTAAGGAGGTCAATTATGTGGACGACTAGCATGAGAAAGTATGGTGTAAATGACATTGTACAATTTCTAAACGATGTAGAAAAAACTACCATTGGTATGGATGAGTGGGTGCAAAGACTCGCTGCACAACATACAAGTGAGAGGACATCGTATCCCCCATACAATCTAGTTAAAGAATCAAATACAGATTTCAAACTTGAAATCGCACTAGCAGGATATCATAGAAAAGATATTGATGTTTACTCTGAATTAAATAAATTAGTTGTTGAAGCTAAAAAAGGTGACGATGATGATTCTGAGTATGTACATCGTGGATTAGCAAGACGAGCATTTACTCGCACATGGACATTATCTGATGATGTCAAAATTGATAAAGTAGATTTTGTAGATGGTTTATTGACGATTGATTTAAAGAGGATTATTCCTGAACATCATAAGAAAAAGGTTTATTCTATAAACTAATAAATAATAAAACTCAAAGGACTCTTGACAAAAACCAAGAGTCCTTTTATAATGCTAACATAACCTTATACAAATATGACAGTATCGATCGTTTATCTAATATCTGGTGAAACTCTTATTTCTGGTGTGGAAGAAGTTTTGGTAGGTGAAAGACTTATTGGATACAGACTTCACAACCCACATAGACCAGACATCATGATGGATGGAATGCAAGAACCTGGTATGGCACCTGGTCCTGGTCTTGGTAGTGCAGATGGTGCAGAAGATTCTGATAACTTAAGAGACTTGTATGGTGGTCATGGTAAGAACCCTATGGCAGGTGATCCTTCCAGATTTCTAACAGACAAGCAACCTTTACTTAAGGATAAAAAACTAAAAGATAATGAACAGGAAATTGATATCAACCTGATTCCATGGCAACCTCTTGCTAAAGAAGCAGTGTTTACTATTCCTGCAGATAAAATTATTTGTGTTTATGAACCAGTTAGAGACTTGGAAGCATCATACCTTCAGAAACTGAATGAAGAAGCAGGTGATGATCCATCTAATAAGAAAAAGAAGAAGTCTAAATCAGTCAAACAAATTTTAAATGAATTGGAGGATAAAACAGCAGAATGATCAAAGTTCTCCTTTTAAAAAATGGAACAGTTTTAATTACTGAAATTGAAGAAGTAACAGCAGAATTAGGAGAACCTGATTGTAAGTTACTCAATCCAGTAGAAATCCTAGACACAGAACCTCTCCAGTTGAAGAAGTGGTTACATGCATATACCACTCAGACATCAAATATGCTATCATCAGATAGTATCCTAACAATAGTTGATCCTCACAAAACTATCTTGGATGATTACAAAAAGTTCTTGACTAAATGAAGTTCTATACAAATGTCCAACTAGTCGGAGATGATTTCCTTGTCCGTGGTTATGATAATGGTAACTACTTTCAGACAAGAGAAAAGTTTTCTCCGACTCTTTTTATGAAATCTCCTAAGAAGTCTAAGTACAAGACTCTATCAGGAGAAACAGTTTCACCTATCAAACCTGGTAGTGTGATGGAGTGTAGAAGTTTTATTGAAAAATATAGTGCTGTAGAGAACGTATCAATCTACGGAAACGATAAGTATATCTATCAATATATTTCTGATACTTACCCACAAGAAGAAATTAAATTTGATGTATCTAAGGTAAGAATATTTACAATTGATATTGAGGTAGCATCTGAAAATGGTTTCCCTACTACAGATGCAGTTGCTGAAGAGATCCTTGCAATTACTATTCAAAACTATGCAACAAAACAAATTGTTTCATGGGGTCAAGGTGCATTTGTAAACAAGAAAGATAACGTTAGTTATATCAACTGCAACAGTGAAGTACACCTTCTACGTTCCTTCCTTGCCTTCTGGACAAAGAACTATCCAGATGTGATTACTGGTTGGAACTGTAACTTATATGATATTCCTTATATCTGTGGTCGTATAGATCGTGTCCTAGGTCAAAAAGAGATGAGGACATTTTCTCCTTGGAATATGGTAAGAAAAGGTGAGGTAAAGATTATGGGAAGAGAACATGTTTCTTATAATGTGTCTGGAATAGCATGTCTTGATTATCTTGATCTCTATAAGAAGTTTACTTATAAGGCACAAGAGTCTTATAGACTAGATTATATTGCTGAAGTAGAACTTGGTAAGAAGAAACTTGATCACTCTGAGTATGATACATTCAAAGACTTCTATACAAAAGGTTGGCAAAAGTTTATTGAATACAACATCATTGACGTAGAACTAGTTGATGAGTTGGAAGATAAGATGAAGTTGATTGAACTTGCCTTGACTATGGCATATGATGCCAAGGTAAATTATATTGATGTTTTCTATCAGGTAAGGATGTGGGATACTATCATTTACAATTATCTGAAACGAAAGAATATTGTTATTCCTCCAAAAGAAGAATCTAGTAAGAATGAAAGATATGCAGGTGCATATGTAAAAGAACCAGTACCAGGTGTTTATGATTGGGTGGTATCATTTGACTTGAACAGTCTGTACCCACATTTAATCATGCAATATAATATTTCCCCAGAAACTTTACTTGAAGAAAAGCACCCTTCAATTACAGTTAACAAGTTACTCAAGGAGGATCTAACTTTTGAAATGTATAAGGACAATGCAATCTGTGCTAATGGTGCAATGTTCCGTAAAGATAAACGTGGATTCTTACCAGAACTAATGGAGAAGATGTATGGTGACCGTGTTATATTCAAGAAAAGAATGCTCAAAGCGAAACAGGAGTATGAGAAGAAACCTACTAAAACTCTTGAAAAGGAGATCTCTAGATGCAACAACATTCAAATGGCAAAGAAGATTTCTCTTAACTCTGCTTATGGTGCTATTGGTAATCAATACTTCAGGTATTACAAACTAGCAAATGCTGAAGCAATTACATTGTCTGGTCAGGTTTCTATTCGTTGGATTGAACAACGTATGAATCGATACCTAAATAAACTTTTGCAAACGGAGGAAGTAGATTATGTTATCGCATCTGACACCGACTCAATCTATCTTAATCTTGGACCTCTTGTTGATAAACTTTTTGGTGATAAGTCTGGGGACAAAACAGCAGTTGTGGGGATACTTGACAAGATCTGTAAAGAAACGTTGGAACCGTTCATTGAGAAATCCTATCAGGAACTTGCTGATTACGTTTCTGCGTATGATCAGAAAATGAGTATGAAGCGAGAGAACATCGCTGAACGTGGTATCTGGACAGCAAAGAAAAGATACATTCTAAACGTATGGGATAGTGAAGGAGTTAGATATGAAGAACCTAAACTGAAGATGATGGGTATTGAGGCAGTCAAGTCATCAACACCTGCTGCATGTAGGAAGTTGATTAAAGATGCCTTAAAGATGGTTATGCAAGGAACTGAAGATGAAGTGATTGATTTTATTGCAGACTCTAGAAAGAACTTCCGTTCAATGACTCCAGAGGAAGTTGCATTCCCAAGATCTTGTAGTAATCCTAATAAGTTCAAAGGGGATGCTGACATCTATATCAAAGGTACTCCTATTCATGTAAGAGGATCACTGCTCTTTAATCACTATATAAAAAAGAATAATTTGGATACAAAGTATTCACTAATTAATAATGGTGAAAAAATTAAATTCTGTTACCTGAAGAAACCAAACCCAATTCATGAAAACGTCATTTCGTTTATTCAAGATTTTCCAAAAGAACTGGGTTTACAAAAATACATCGATTATGACACTCAGTTTGACAAGTCATTTTTAGAACCCTTGAAAATTATTCTGGATGCTATACAATGGAAAGTTGAAAGAAGAAACACATTGGAGCAATTTTTCGTATGAAGGATCAAGCATCTGTAGGTAATGAATCACCTACTGTAAAATATCAAAGAGCATTAGATCTCTTTACAGAATCAGTTATGAAACCTGACCACGAGTTGCGTGGTTGTGCTCACAATCAAGGTTGTTACGATGACTTGATGGAGATAAGACAACACGTCTTAGATTATCTTTCTACATTGAAATCAACACAAAACTTTGAAAATCCTGATGAGTCCGATATAATTGAGAGTGAGAAGTTGGAACAAACAGCACCCTTATCAAAATGGCGATAGTGTGCTATAATATTTGAAGATACTTTGATTATGGATTTTTTAAAAGAAATTGTAAAAGAAATTGGTGATGAGTACACCCAACTTGCATCGGAGGTAGAATCAACTGAAGAATTTATTGACACAGGTTCGTACATTTTTAACAGCCTTGTATCAGGCTCTGTATTTGGCGGTGTATCTAGGAACAAGATTACCGCTATTGCTGGTGAAAGCTCTACTGGAAAGACTTTCTTTTCGTTGGCTGTTGTCAAAAACTTTCTGGATAATAACCCTGATGGTTACTGCCTTTATTTTGACACCGAGGCTGCTGTCAACAGGGGACTCCTTGAGTCTAGAGGAATTGATCTCGAAAGGTTCGTTGTTGTCAACGTGGTAACAATCGAAGAGTTTAGATCAAAAGCGTTAAAGTCTGTTGACATATACCTCAAAACAGATAAAGAAAAACGCAAACCTTGTATGTTTGTGCTAGACTCATTAGGTATGCTTTCTACAGAGAAAGAGATTACCGATGCACTCAACGACAAACAAGTCCGAGACATGACCAAATCTCAATTGGTCAAAGGTGCATTCAGAATGCTTACCCTTAAATTAGGTCAGGCAAAAATTCCCCTTATAGTTACAAATCACACATACGATGTCATTGGTTCTTACGTCCCTACAAAAGAAATGGGTGGAGGCAGCGGTCTCAAGTACGCAGCAAGTACAATCATCCATCTCAGCAAAAAGAAAGAGAAGGATGGAACGGAAGTCGTTGGAAACCTTATCAAGGCAAAGACTGCTAAGTCTCGTTTGAGTAAGGAGAATCAAGAAGTCACAGTACGTCTTTATTATGATCAACGTGGTCTTGATCGCTATTATGGTCTTCTAGAGTTAGGAGAACTAGGTGGTCTTTGGAAGAATGTTGCAGGTAGATATGAGATTGATGGTAAGAAAGTATATGCCAAAGCAATATACAAAGATCCAGAATCTTATTTCACTACTGAGGTAATGGAGAAGTTAGACGCTATTGCACAACAACATTTTGCTTATGGAGAAAATTGAACTTACTGTTCTTAGAAACTTCTTAATCAATGAGCAGTATTCTAGAAAGGTTCTTCCTTTTATTAAGGATGAATATTTTGAACTAAGATCAGAAAAAATTATCTTTCAGGAGATTCATAAGTTCATTAGTGAATACAATAAGATGCCAACGAAGGAGATTCTTGGTATTGAAGTTGATAACAGAGATGATCTTAGTGGAGATGAATTCAGTGAAGTTAAAACAATTATTAATGACTTTACTGATGAACCTGTCAATAATGAATGGTTAGAAAAAACTACTGAGAAGTGGTGTAGGGATCGTGCTATCTATATCGCACTCATGGAATCAGTCATGATTGCTGATAATAAAGATAAAAACAAAAACCGTGATGCAATCCCATCAATTCTTTCCGATGCTCTTGCAGTAAGTTTTGATAATCATGTTGGTCATGATTACATTGAAGACTATGAAGAACGTTTTATCTCTTATCATGAAAAGAAAACTAAAATCCCCTTTGATCTTGAATACTTTAACAAGATTACGAAAGGTGGTCTTCCTAACAAGACTCTTAACATCGCTCTTGCTGGGACAGGTGTTGGTAAGTCTCTTTTCATGTGTCACATGGCTAGCGCCAATCTGCTTGACGGATACAACGTACTTTACGTTACAATGGAGATGGCAGAGGAGAAAATTGCTGAACGTATTGATGCAAACCTTCTGAACACAAACATCAAAGAGATTGTTGAACTTCCAAAACAAATCTTTGATACTAAGGTAAATAACCTTACAAAGAAAACTCAAGGTAAGTTAATTATTAAAGAGTATCCTACTGCAGGTGCACACAGTGGTCACTTTAAATCATTACTTAATGAACTTGCATTGAAAAAATCTTTCAAACCTGATATAATATTCATAGATTATCTAAACATATGTGCATCTTCACGTTACAGAGCAAATAGTAATGTCAACTCGTATTCCTATATTAAGGCGATTGCTGAAGAACTCCGTGGTCTTGCAGTTGAGGCTAATGTACCTATCGTCTCCGCCACTCAGACGACTCGTTCTGGTTTTGGTAGTAGTGACATTGACCTTACTGATACGTCAGAATCCTTTGGTCTCCCTGCCACTGCTGATCTTATGTTCGCTCTTATTAGTACGGAGGAACTTGAGGCGCTAAATCAAATTATGGTTAAACAACTCAAGAATAGATATAATGATCCTACTGTCAACAAACGTTTTATCGTGGGTATTGACAGAGGAAAGATGAGGATGTATGATTGTGAACAGTCTGCTCAATCAGATATTATTGATACTGGAGAAGAAGAGCAGGTAGATGAATCTAAATATTCTAAGAAATTTCAATCTCTTAAATTTTAATTATGCCTAGTTACACAAATAGAGTTCTTGGAAATGATCCCTTGAACATTGGGATTCCTGAACCAACACCACCCAAACGTCCAGAGAAACCACCTGAAGTAAAAATATTTGATCAACAGAAAGGGGGTGTTAGTACTGAGAAATACTTGAAGTTTGTTAATGCTGTCACTTCTGACGAGAGTAAACATGATGGTCATTTTCAAGATCGTCTAAAAAATCTAAAGTCAAAAGGTTTTGATACTAATAGATTTATCACTGCTGCTGTAGGATTATCTGCAGAGTCAGGTGAGTTTACTGAAATTATAAAGAAGATTGTTTTTCAGGGCAAAGAACCAACTGAAGAAAACTTGTTTCATCTGAAACGTGAACTAGGTGACATCATGTGGTATGTTGCTCAGGCATGTATGGCACTTGATGTTTCTATTGATGAAATCATAGAGATGAACGTAGAAAAACTCAAAGCACGTTATCCTGGTGGAGAGTTTGATGTCCACTATTCCGAAAATCGTAAACAAGGAGATTTGTAAAATGTTAACTAGACAAGTAGAAGATTCATTAAGAGCAGCACAAGAACACTTAAGAGATGCTCTTGCATTTGCAGCAAGAGGTGAGAAACCTTACGTAGCAAAACACATAGGTTCATTCCTAGCAGACATTGAAAACTTAATAGAGGCACAAGATCTCATAGAACAGATGAGAGATAAGTTAGATGCACTACCTGATGATGCTAAATAGTTGATGTAGAATACTAAAAGATCATGAGTAGATTTTCAGATTTAGTTGGTGGTAAAAAAACTACACCTGCTCCTGTGGTAGAGGAAGCACCTAGACCAGAAGAAGAAATTGCAGATGCAGTAGCAGAGACTGTAGATTTCCGCTCTATGTCAAAAAATGAACTTGAGGACTATGGACGCACCGTAGGTATTGAGTTAGATAGAAGACATAGCAAAAGAAAATTGATTAAAGAATTAGAAGAACACTTATCAACATAGTCATATCATGGCTAGTCTAAGCACAGCAGAACTTGCTAAAAGAAGTAATCTTGATATTTTCTTAAAAAGAATTAAAGGTGGTAAACCATTTACTACAGCGAACAATGGTGGAAAAACTGTAAAGATTCATAAGGAATATGCTAACTTGATCAAGCAGGTTGGTCTTGAAGCTTTTAAAGATAAAAAAGGAACTATTTTATTTGAAACAGTAAACAAGTCATTCTCACTTCCTAACACACCCAAGGGTCATGTTAGACTTAACCAACTGTATAAAGATTCTGAGTTTGCTGGAAGAACTCAAAAAACTACAAAAGCAGAGGATAAAGAAGTTGCTAGTTTAAATGAACAACTAGTAAAAATAATGGATTCAACTGGATATGATTATGTTAAAGTAAAGGTTGGAAAGAATACTTATACAGTTACATCTGTTACTAAAACTAAAGGAATGCCAAAAGCTGACTTTAATTTTGTTGATACTAAAGGGAAAGCAGTAGGTTTTATATCTCATAAAGATGGTTCAAGTCCAAAAGGATTTCAACAATGGTCAGGTACATCACAACAAAACGCAAAAGAAATTTATAAACATAAAGAAACACAGGACTTTATTAATACCTTAAAAGGTATGTTTCCTACAGGAATGCCAAATGCAACAACTGTAGGTAGAAAAATAAGTAGTTCAAAACTTAAAAAAATGGCAGTCTATGGACAAGATGTAGGAAATGGGAGTACTGGAATTAATAATGTAGATCTTGTATTACAAGGACCAGTAAAATTAAAAAAAGTTGGATCTTACTATGAAGTAACTTCATCATTTAAACCAAGTGTAAGAGGTCAATATGAACCAATACTTTTAGCAGTATATAAAGGAGATAGAAGTGACCATGGAATTAAGGGTGCTAGAATAACTATAAATCCACTTGGCGGAAGAACAGTAAAGGAATATGTGTAACACTATATAAAGTGTCCACTATCCCTGTACAAAGGTAATAGATGCTGCTATAATAAGGATATGAAAAATACCCACTTAGAGCATATAGAAGATGAGATCCTCAACAGAGGGTCTAAAGGTGGTAAAGATGTTATTGATTTTCTAGAGGATATCGGTAAGTTTCTTCATCAACGACCAAACGAAGTCAACATCACTACCAAGTGGGATGGTGCACCTGCGATTATTTGTGGAACAGATCCTGAGACACAGAAGTTTTTTGTAGGCACCAAGTCAGTATTCAATAAAACTAATGCTAAAGTATGCTATTCAGACGGTGACATTGACAACTATTATACTGGGCAACTTGCTTCTAAACTTAAAGCATGTCTTAGGCACCTTCCTAAACTGGATATTAAAGGGGTTGTCCAAGGTGATCTCCTTTTTACAAACGACAAAAAAATATTATCTATCGGCGGAGACAGAGTTATTAGTTTCACTCCTAATACTATCACTTATACCATTCCTGTTGGTAGTTCTCTTTCTAAAAAGGTATCCAAGGCGGTATTGGGGATCGTATTTCATACGGAATATAGTGGTGACTCCCTATCTTCGATGGATGCAAAGTTTGGATTCAGACAGAATATTAAAGATCATAAAGATATTTTTGTACCCTCTGCGAATTTTACTGATTCTGTTGGTACTTCAAGGTTTAGCGCTATTGATCGGACTAAGTTTGCTTCGCTAGTTTCACGTTCTCGCGGATCTCTCAAGCAAGCATCAATCTTTTTAGATGCGATACAAAAGTCAGACTATGCAATGCCAACAATATTCAAAAGGTTTTTCAACTCTTATGTTAGAGAAGGTAAGAAACTAAACAGTGCGACTGCTGTTGTTAATGACTTCTCTAGGTATTATGCTGCTGTTCTAGACAAAGAAGTTTCTTCTAAGAAGAGTAAATTAGGTAAGGATAAATATATACGTATCAAAACACTTGGTCTCAGGTTTATTGAGAAAAACCAAAGAAGCATTTATATGACAATTGCTTCTCACATGAACATTACTCAAGCAAAAAACTTTATTATTCGTAGACTTGAACGTGCAAAATCCATTGGGACATTTGTTCGTATCAATAATGGATATAAAGTAACTACTCCTGAGGGGTTTGTTGCTATCAAGAATGGTCATGCCATCAAACTTGTAGATCGTTTTGAGTTCAGTAGAAACAATTTTACAGTAGCAAAAAACTGGGATAAGAAATGAATTTTGTTGATTTCATTAAAGAAGCAACAAGCACTGCATCTCAACAGGCAGCACGTCTGGGGTTGCAAGGGAATGGTCATGGCGATTGGTATGATAATAATGGAAAACTTGTAGCAAAAACTGTAAAAGGATCTCTGAAATTTTTTGGTAAGAAAAAGGGTGCTGGTGAAGATGAACCATCTGTTCCAAATAAAGATTCTGTTGTAGGACAAAAGATTCCTCATGATCAACAAGCACCTGAAGAACCTGCAGAAGATCAACCAACAAAAGGTCCTCTAACTATTGGATTTGGAAGATTCAATCCACCCACTGTTGGACATGAAGCACTATTAAAGACAATAAAGACAACAGCAGCAGATGGTGAATATAAAGTATACCCATCTCATTCACAAGATTCTAAGAAAAATCCTTTAGATTCTGAAACTAAAGTTAGTTTCATGAAGGCAATGTTCCCTGATCATGCAAACAATATTATTCATGATACAAAGATGCGTACAATCTTTGACGTTCTCAAGTCTGCATACGCTGATGGTCATAGTGAAGTAAACATTGTTGTAGGTGCTGATCGTAGATCAGAGTTTGAAAGTTTAGCAAACAAGTACAACGGACAACTTTACAATTTTGAAAATATTAATATTATTTCTGCAGGTAAAAGAGATCCTGATGCAGAAGGTGTTGAGGGTATGTCTGCATCTAAACTTCGTAAGGCAGCGATCGATGGTGACTTTGATACCTTTGTAAGTGGTATACCAAAACCATTAGATAAAAAGATGACTAAAGAATTGTATAATACAGTTCGTAGAAACATGGGTATTGAAGAAAGTTCACTTTGGCAGATTGCACCTAAGTTAGACTTCCTTAATTTAAGAGAAAACTTTGTTTCTGGAAACGTCTTTGGTGTTGGTGATTTGATTGAAAATTTAAATCATGGTTTGATGGGAAGGATCATTCGTCAAGGTACAAATTATGTTATTGCTCTTACTAAAGAAGGCATGATGTTCAAGTCTTGGATCAAGGATATCAACGAAGTTCATGAGGTTGGCACCGACTCCTATAGGGAATATGTACAGAGAATGACGCCTTATGAAAAAGTAAAGTCTTTTACAAGGATAAATAAAAATAAGAAGAAATAAAGTATTATTGAATTTAGCTATGTCTAATCCATTTTCGGAAGCATTTGGGCAGTTAAGAAACCCCTATCTCCAAGAAGAACTACCCCCACGTAAGAATAAAGGTAAGGCACCTGCTGGATCATCTCCTGCTCCTGCTGCAGCATCTGCTGATCAGGGTGGTGGATCTGAGAAAAAAATTAAGCAAGCAGTCTATGATATTAGATATAGAGCAAGAAGAGAAGACGTTGAATTAGATAAGGCATTTTCCCAGTACATGTCAAACACTAATATGAGTGCCATGGAAAAGAAGGCAGTGAGAGGAAAACTCTTTGGTGAATCAAAGATTTATAATTCTAACCCATTCCGTCAAGCGTTTGCTGAACTTAGAGCTCCTATTCTTGGTGAAGAAATTAAAGATGGTAAAGAGAAAGTAAGAGTTACAGATAGAAGTGGTAAGTCTTATGTTAGATATGCAGATCAAAGTAAGAAGTCTGAACTTCGCCAGAATCCAAATGTTCAGTCAGTAAACCCAACTGATCATGGTGTACCATATGAAGGAGAGAAGAAGAAGGGAGAGTATACTGCAAAAGTAAAAGCAGGTAAAAAATTAGATCCAGTTGGTAAGGCAGATGCTGATATTGACAATGATGGTGACGTAGATAAGTCAGACAAGTATTTACATAATCGTCGTAAGGCAATAGGTAAGGCGATTAAGGGTAAAATGAAGGAAGATCTTGATACTTCTAGTGAAGAGATTACCGAGATCATGGGTAATACTAGCAACAATCCAAAGATATCTCCTAAGAAAGGTATTAAAAATACTGTGAAGATTAATCCTGACTTAGGTGAAAGTGTCATTAAATTAGAAGATGTAGATGTTGTTGATCTTTCAGATTTCCAAGAGAAAATGACTGGTGCTGAGATTGATAAGAAAGAAGATATCGTCAAAGGGATGAAGAAGAACTTTGCTGATATGAAGTCTCGCTATGGTTCTCGTGCAAAAGAAGTTATGTATGCAACTGCTACTAAGATGGCAATGAAGGATCACTGGGATCCTGAGCATGTAGAACCTCTTGTTGAAAAGAAAGAAGAAGAGAAGAAAGAAAAGTCTTGTGCTATGGATAAGGAAATAACACCAGACATGTCATCAGGAGAAGTTGCAACTCGAATGAATCTCAAAAGAAATAAGTTGAGAGCAATGGGTCTTAAGATGGGATTTGATCCAAGTGAAGAAGTTGATGAAGCATTACACCCTAACGTAGCAAGAAATGATGCAATCAACAGAGAAAGGGCAATGAAGGCTGCAAAGGAGAGACAAGCAAAGAAACCTTCTCCTGATGTAATTGCTGCTAGAAAACGTCAGTACAGTGCAGGTAAACCAGGTGCTGCACCTTATACTACTGCTGACAAAAAGAAAGTTATTGGATCTTATAAGGAACATCATGAGAAAGATGCTGATGGTAAAGTTATTGAGCATCCAATAGAAGACGAAAAAAAAAATCCAGTTGACACCACACCATCTTCAGTAAATGAGGAAGGATATGATCATGCAAGAGATATGGGAAAGGTAAAACCATCTAAGGATAAGAAAGATGGAACCTCATATCCACCAAGTGAAGAAATGAAAAAGACACAGAAGGTAAACAAAGGACCTTCTGCATTTGAACGTGTGAAAAAGAAGTATGGCAAGTCTGTTATGAAGATGAAAGAAGAGGTACAATTAGATGAAAAGGTTGGTGGTAAAGGCACTCTAGTCAGACAAGGTGTTAAGATTGGTGGAAAAAAAGGTGGTCAAATGGTTCAGAAAGGAACTACTGCTGCCACTGCTAAAGGTAAAGATGTAGTAAAAACTGCATCAAAGGGTAAAGCAGGTGCAGGTAAATGGGAAAGGAGAGGTGCTGGTGCTGGTGCTGCTCTTGGAGGTGCTGCTGGAATTGCAATTCCTGATGGTCCTTTAATGGTTGCTGGTGAACTTGCTGGTGGTTATGCAGGTTCTAAAGTTGGTGGTAAGATTGGTAGACAGTTTGATAAGATGGGTGCAAAGAAAAAAATAAAAGAAGAGATGCAATTACTTGATGAAGGTATAAGATTAAAAAGTAAAGAGGAATTCATCAAAGGGTGGAAAAATGTTGGAAAAAAAATAATGGGTACAAAAGATAAGATAGTAAAACAAGCAAAGGAAAACACACCTGGTTCAGGAAAGGATTATAGTTGGAAAAACAGTAAGGGAGAAAAACCAGGAGTTAACTTAGGACTTAGTAAAAATGTTGACATTACAAAAGACGGACCAACTAAAGTAGTAAAACAAATTGCTAAAGACAAAGTAGTTACTCCAGCAAAAGATGCTATAGTAGATGCTGTTAAAAAACATGGTGTGAAAGCAGGTGTTGCTGGTGCAGCTGCATTGGGCGGTGTTGCATTAGCAAAAAGACTAGCGAAAAAGAGTGATGATAAAAAGGATAAAAAGGAAAGTTTCTCAAACTGGAGAGATGAACTATCAAGAGAACATGAAGATCTTAATGAGGTACTTGGAGCAGCCACAGGTGCTGGAATAGGTATTGCTGCTGCAGGTAGTAAAAAAGGAATAGAATTACTAACAAAAGCAGGTCTTAAAAACCCAATAGCACAAAAAGCAGCTGCAGGTGCAGTTGGTGGAGCAGCAGGTGAAGTTCTAGATCCTACTAAAAAGGGAAAGGATAAGAAACCATTAACAGCAGCAGCACTAGGTGGACTTGGTGGTGCAGTAGCAGGTGGTGGAATAGGTGCAGCATCAGAGAAGATAAACCAAGAACTTGCTAAGAAGGCAGCGAAGACTGTTAAGAAAGAAGAAGTTGAACAAGTTGATGAAGGAATTGGAGAAACCATAGGAAACTTTATTAAACTTGCTAAAAACAAAGCTCATAAAGTATCAACCAAAACACCTATGGGTAAAGCAGTTACTGGAATACAAAAACGTACTCAAGCGAACAATGCAGCTGCTGCTGGTATGTAAAGTAAAAAAAACTGGCTATATATTACAGTAATTACTGTATTATTATGACTAAATTTTTACTACCTATTGCTATTAATGTAATAAACAAGGCAGTAGACAAGATCCCTGAGGATCTAGAAGATAAACTAAAGGAGTTTGTCATTGCACTTCTTAAGAAGGCAGCTGCCAAATCAGGTAACAAAGTAGATGATCAACTAGTAGAAGCACTAGAGAAAGCACTACTTAATAAGTAAAAGATTGAGACTTCCTATCTGGAGGTCTCTTTTTGGTTTTTATAAATAATCTTAGAACAATTTTTTATCGGGTAAATCAATGGCACTATGGGGCAAATCAGATGATATTTTCTCTCCTGGTACTGTAAGCGTTAACTATGCAACCAAGGTTGTCACTGGTTCTGGCACTTCTTTTAGCGCTGCTTCTGTAGGAGATGTAATATCTATCGGTGTAGGAAACACTTTTGGTGAAGCAGTTATTTCTGCTATTACTAATCAAACAACGTGTTCAATCGCTAGTACTCAACATTTAAGTGGTGTTGCAATAGCATCTACAAACTACACTATTTCACAAAAACCTAAGTCAACTCTTCATGACACTCATTGGGGTGCTGCTAACATCTATGGTGTAGATGAAGGTGAGGTTGGAGTTGCTAGAACTACTGCATACTCTGTTGCACACGGTGGTTGGGTTGGTATTACAACTTACAACGATTGTGATGGTAACTTAAGAGTTAAGAGTGAAGTTTTAGTTGCAATGTCTGGTATTAGTACTGGATCTGCTGCATATGGTGCTGCTGGTGACGCTGATGACGACACATTCTTTGGCGATGCATAATAGATGATTTATGAAATTTCATGAATTGAACGAGGATAACTACCTTTTATTTGCCATTAAATATTACGACAATCCCGCTGCTGTTACAAAGGAAGATTTTGACGAAGACTTAAAAAAATTTAAGTATGTTAAAAGACTCCTTAAACGGTACATGAATACGGGAGTGTTGAAGACACATCTAATCATAAACCATTTAATTGTCTTGTTTAATGTATTTGATGAGGCAACTATTCCACTGTTGTTTTATAAACTGGAACCAGAACTGTGGCCAAGTGTTACAAGTTTCTTGATGTTTTTGAAGAGGGTGCCTGAGTATCCACATTCTATACTTCATGATATTGTGCCAGATGAGTATTGTTTAAACGAGTTACAATTAATCTGATGGACAGACGATTAGAAAAAATCATAAAATATTTTAGAGAGAATGCAATAGCAACAAGTGTTGCTACTGGTGCTGTCGCAGGTCTACCCCCAGATTCCCCACCCGTTCATAAAAAGAAAAAGAAGAAAGTAATGAAGAGATATGGCTGAAGGTAATGTCAATGCTGCTATAATAGAAAGACTCGAAAAAGTTGTTGAATCCTTACAGGACAACTCCGTTAAGATGGGTCAACTTCTTGCTGTGCATAATGAGAAGTTAGATAAGCAAGACCGTATCGATGCAGTATTGTTTGAGAAGGTAGATAATTTATCTATTGACCTTAAGAGAGAAACAGAATCAATAAAGAAAGGATGTGAGAGAGATATAAGAAAGGTAGATGAGAGACTCCGTAACATAGAGAAGAAGATGTGGACAATTGCAGGTTCACTTACTATAATTATTTTTATGGTTTCTCCAATCATACAAAGGACTTTAAGAGGTGCGTTGACACCACAGACAACTTCGAGTATAATAAAGAATCAGTAATATCTTTGTAATGGATCTAGTTGACCGTAAGTATGTCAATTTGATATCTTCTAGACTTCAAAAATTCAAACAAAAGAATCCTAACCTATACAACTTCCGTTGTCCCATATGTGGAGACTCACAGAAGAGGAAGAATGTTGCGAGAGGATATCTTTATTCAATAAAGACTAATGCCAATTACAAGTGCCATAACTGTGGTGCTAGTATGTCGTTTTCTAATTTCTTGAAAACGATTGACGTAGGATTGCATAAGCAATTTGTCATGGAAAAATTTAAAGAAGGTCATACTGGTAAGGGAAGACATACTCCAAATCCAAAGTTTGAATTTGAGACACCAATTTTTAAAACAGTTGCTAAAGTTAATTTACCTCTATGTTCAGAGGTTGATTCTGCAAAGGAATATCTTGAAAAAAGAAAATTAGATCCGTCAAAATTTTACTTTGCATATAAGTTTAAAGAGTTCTGTAATTCATATAAAAAGACCTATGACACTATCGGTAGGGATGAACCTAGAATCGTAATACCATTGTATCAAGATGGTAATTTGATAGGGTTTCAGGGTAGAGCAATTGAAAAAAAATCTGTGCCTAAATATCTTACCGTGATGATTAATGATAAAGCACCAAAGATTTATGGACTTGACGAAATTGACAAGAAACTCTCTGTTTACGTCACTGAAGGACCGTTTGATTCAACGTTCGTATCCAATTCAATTGCTATGTGTGGTGCAGACGCTGATGTTCGTAAGTGGGGTGTTGATGATCCTGTATGGATCTATGATAACGAGCCGCGCAACAATGAAATTGTTAAAAGAATTTCAACCACTATCGACAGAGGTGAAAGAGTTGTAATATGGCCAAACAATATTGTTGAAAAGGACATCAACGACATGGTCTTAGGTGGACAGAATATTATGAGTGTGTTAGAATCAAACACATATTCAGGATTACAAGCAAAAATTAAATTTAACAACTGGAAAAAAGTATGAGCAACGGAACAAAGGTTAAAAAACGTGATGGACGCATTGAAAGCCTTAACCTAGAAAAAATGCATGTCATGGTTGAAGAGGCATGCGAAGGGATTGCAGGTGTATCTGCAAGTCAAGTAGAGATACAATCAGGTATACAGTTCTATGATGGTATTACTACAGCAGAAATACAAGAAATATTAATCCGTTCAGCAAGTGACTTAATTAGTTTAGATAATCCAAACTACCAATATGTTGCAGCAAGACTTCTTCTCTTTTCTTTGAGGAAGAGTTTGTATGGAGGTCATAAAGAACTTCCTAATCTTCAGCAACACATTACTACCTGTCAAGAGAAGGGAGTATATGATAGTGAAATCCTAATAAATTTTACTTTAGATGAAATTGACGAACTAGATAGTTACATTGATCATGACCGTGATAACTTATTTACTTACGCTGGTTTGCGTCAGGTAGTTGATAAGTATTTGGTTCAGGATAGAAGCACTAATGCAGTATATGAAACTCCACAGTTCATGTACATGTTGATTGCTATTACTATTTTCCAAAACTACAAGGAAAATAAATTAGATTACATCAAAAAATACTACGATGCCATTTCCAAACATAAAATCAACATCCCCACGCCCGTCATGGCAGGTGTTAGAACTCCTCTTCGGCAATTTGCGAGTTGCGTTTTGGTTGATGTTGACGACACCTTGGATAGTATTTTTAGTTCTGATATGGCCATCGGTCGCTATGTCGCTCAAAGGGCTGGTATTGGTATCAACGCAGGTAAGATCAGGGGTATCAACAGTAAAATCAGGGGCGGAGAAGTTCAACACACAGGTGTTGTCCCGTTCCTCAAAAAGTTTGAAGCAACTGTCAGATGTTGCACTCAAAATGGCATCCGTGGTGGATCAGCAACTGTCCACTTCCCAATCTGGCACCAAGAAATAA